ACCGCCACCAAAATCTTGCGAAGTTAACGTAGGCTTTAATTCGCTTGCGCTAGCACCTTGAGCCGCAAGATATGCTTGGCGTTGGTCAAAAGGTATTGACAACAAAGTCTGCTGTGTAACTAAAGCCCTTGCTTTTTCTTCTGGCGAAAACAAGGGCGACGCTTGAATGTCTTCTGTATGCGCAGTAATATTGGCGTCCGATGGGCGACCGCTAATATCACGCAAGGCTTGACCTAACAGTTGTTGTTTTGCTTTGGCTGCCGTAGCAAGGCTAGACGCCGTTGCGGCTTTGCTTGCTTCGGCTGCGGCTTTTTCTTTTCGGTAGTTAATACCCAACTGAGGACTAACTCTAAACAGTTGGCTTTCATAATCAGCAGCGGTAGGGTCTAGCCTGCGCAACATATTTTTCTCTTGCGCGGCCGCTTCGGCTTCACGCATTTGAATTTGCGCCATAGCATTTTGATTTTGCGCGTTTTGAATCTGTGCAATCTGGCCATACTGCGCCAAAGGATTAGCAATCTCTAAGGGTCTAACGCCAAGTGCAATGTTTGGATTAAGTGCCATATTTACCTCTTAACCATTTAAATAATACATATCGGCTAATTGCGCATTTGTTGGGCTACTACTACCTGTACCGCGCAGAGCGTTAAGCAAATTGTTACTGCTTGTGTAGTTTAGATATGTACCTAATCCACCAGTAGCTGCGTTGGCCGCACCTACTCGACCAGCTGCTTGCGCCGCAGCACCACCAGTCATTAGATTGCCTACGTTAGCCGCATTGGCCGCGCCATATTGACCTAATTGATTGGCTGTAGTTTGACCAACACCAGCCAACGATTGCAATGGGTTTAATTGAGCATTACGTTCAATTTGGTAACGATTGAATGCATTCATGTATTCTTGTGAACCCATGTCCTGACCATAACGCTGTGCGGCTTTTAAAGCCCCACCGCTGATCAAACCACCACGGGCGGCTGCACTGCGGTCAAGCGCTTTCTGACCTTCAGACAAACGAAACGCATAGCCTGGGTCTTGTTGAAATTGAGCCATGCCAAACTTTTGATAGTTTGTTGCCAAAGGCGTCAGCGCGTTAAGTGCAGTTTGACCAGCCGCACGATAGGGCGCTAGGTCTTCACGGGTTTGTTGAAACTGTTGATTCTGAAGTTCAGCAGCGCGATTAGCAGCATCTGATTGTGTAGACGCTGCGCTTCTAGATGCGCTTGCGCCGAGTAAGGCACTTCCACCAATTGCTAGGGCGATCCATGGCATATCAATTCTCCTGTAGGCACTTGGCCAGTTCTTGCGCTTGGGCTTGATCGCTTGGCACAATTAAAACTTCGTCAACTTCGTCCAAATCAGTGCATTCAGTTGCATGAATGCAATACCACACAACATCTGTAAGCGATTTTACGCCATGATGTTTATTTGCCTCAATGGTCAAACAAGCTGGCGCATGAATAATCTTGCGCTCACCATCCACCATCAACTCAATAGAACCACTGGCAAGAATCGACAAATGACTGAACTTGTGTTTATGTTGCACAAGCACATGACCCGCTGGTATCAGCGTTTCCTTTGCGTAAACCCCTGCACTAAAGTGGTGGTTAATCATTAAGTCACCTGACGTCCAGAAACGCGAATATTGATTGCACTGCCCGTGCCTGCAATTGTACTAATAAAGTCACCAACTCCAAGCACTTGGCCAACCAATTCAGGGAACGTATAAACTTCAGACGCCTGAAGTGATTTGGTCTTAGTAATTAAGTTTGTATTACCAGCAGAATCAGCAGTTGTGACCAAATTGACAGAAATTGTAGCGGCCGACGCAGTAATGTTGGTGGCCGTAAATTTGTCAATAAGGGTTGTAACACCCGTTGAGGTGTACTGCGTTGTTTGGGTTGCCTCGGCAAATTTTGCCGGTACAAGAACTTTTACTGTGACAGTCATGGTTTACTCCAAAAGCAAATTGTTGTTAGAGGCAGCTTGCATAATGACCCAATTAGTGCCGTCAGACACCATTGTCGCCCAATTTCCTACAACTGCCAAGAGAATTGCAGTGCCAGCCGACGTACTATCTAGCGGCACAATGTTGCTTGATGCTGAGTTAACCAACTGAGCCTGCATGTTCTTAACCGTGATGACACGGCCAGACCACGCCGAGGGGCTAGGAAACGTCAATATCAAGGCCGAGCCAGTCTTGTTGTTGATAATCCAAGCGTCTGTATCGGCAATCGAATAATTGGCCGTTACAGTCACTGGCGCAGTTAATGTTGAGCCGCCTGAAGCGACCACGCTAACGCTAACAGGTTGTAACTCTAAAGCCTCAATCTGCTTTTGCAGTTCAGCTATTTGAGATTCTAAACTTGGCGGTAAGGTCTGCAATTCTTGACTGATAGTCCGCAAAAACTCATCATAAGACGCAACCAGAGACACAACATCAGGGTTAATGTCGCCGCCTTTTTCTTCGCTTGCGTTATATAGCGACACAAAAAACATGAACCAAGCACGGTCAATTAAGCCCGTGCGAGGGTCAGTCAGCGGCACTCGCGGGGGCGTGACTGGCGTTGGTGTAGCGTTAGGGCTAGGCATTCGTTGGACTCAAAATGAGTTCAGCGCCCATGATCGTAATTTTCACAGGGTCAGTGCCCGACAACTCATACACGCGGTCACGCAATTTAACCGTCATGCCTAAACGACGCCAAATTACACGCTTGTAATATTCGCCGATTTTTCCCATAGACCGCCAATGCTCGTTTGACCAAGTGTGGCCACCGTCATCTGAGAAGCGGAGCATGACTTGAGGCTCACTGCCTTGGCCAAGGTTTAAGCCTACGCCAGACTCGCAGTCAAGTTGCAGGGTGTGTTGGGTTGTTCTTTTAAGAGTGTTTGTGCCCGTAGGCAATGCACGCCAAGAACGCAGCCATTTTTGGATGCCCCCGTTGTCGCTAAAATCATCTAAGTCAAACGCATAGATGTTGCCATTTTGGTAGTCGCCAACAACAACCAGGTTGTTGAATGCCATCTGGCAATTGCTACGATGACGGGTAAACTCTCCGTCAATAAAACCAGCACGCTCATGCCACACTTGCGTTGCCGCGTCATAGACCCACGTTGTGTTAGCGTTAGGAAAAATCAGTACATAAAAACTGTGGCCGTCTTGCTGGTATGTGTAGCCAATAGCGTCAGTTAAATCGCTGTACTGCTGAATCTGCCATTCAACCGCGTGGGTTGAAATGCGAACACCTGTATAACCATTGGCGCGGTAGATAATACCTTGGCCACGACGGTCACGGCCAAGCCAGAACAAGCCATTGTCCATTTTGGCCACTGAGTAAGGCGCTGCGCAACCTAACTCATTAAACGCACCTTGAATGCGTTGCAAAGGGAAATCAGTCGATCCGGTGTTGTACCAGACTTCAATTGAGTTTGTGCCAAACGCCCATACTTCGCGGAAGTTGGACGCCACGGCGACTAGCCCATCAGGTGAGCCTTCTGTACTAGCAAACTCTAAAGGATCAATGGACGTGCCATCAAGCAATTCAGTGACCCACATCTTTTGGCTATTTGGCTCATTAAACACAAAGTAGCCGTCTAGAAAGCACACCGTCACCGCGCCTGGGAAGTCTGGGTCAGTAATCTGCCCAAATGCGCCTGTTGTGTTGTTGTAGATGTAACTAGGGCCGTTGGCCGCAATGAACAGTTGCGTGCCATTGTCGGCCATGCTAACTGCTCCAGTGCCATACACCGTGCCAATCAATGTGGCCGCATAAGCATTGTCGATTTTATAAAGCTCAATGCCCGATATGACAAAGGCAATGCCATCGTTTGATGAGAAAGCCCATAGGCCACGAATCGGGCCAGTGCCAATGGTGTTGAGCAAACGCAAGCCTGGGGCGCGGTTTAGGAACGCAGGCTCTTTACCAGCCTCAGGAACAATCTCAGGAAAAAGATTGACCATTCTGGCATCCGCAGCGTTGACGCTACGTGCCACATAACTAGAGCCAAGAATCGGCGTCTTCATTAGTAGTTACCGGCATAGATGTTGAAACGCTGGCGGTTGGCCACTAATGCGTAAGGCAGCGCCATCACGTCATCTGGGTTGTTGATGCGCTTGAGATCACGCTTAGAAGTCATGGCAATACGCTGAACCTGTGGGCTTGGCTCAACGCCAAACTCAGGGGCAAACTCCATAGCCAAGTTGTATGTGAACGCACGCAGATAGCCAGGCGGGTAAGCCAACACTGTTGACAAGGTAGCGGGCTTGTCTAATTCTTGCACCGACACAAAATGAAACTCTAAGTTTTCCGTGGGCCTTGGATAGAGGTATATCTCAATATCAGGAAACGTCATGTTGACCCACATAACTTGTGGGAACGTGGACGTAACGGTCTTAACAGCAATACCGTTGTACTGCTGTTGGTTGATCATCTTGATGCCATACGACACGCCACTAGGCGCTTTGAAGTATGTTGCATCGTCTAGCAAAATAGGACGGTTGCCTACAAAGTCACCTGTTGGGCCAAGTGTGCGGCTGATAAGACTTGCAGGCCAAGTAAAAACCTGATCTTCTGTGCAAAACACCGACAAACGCTCAGTGTTCCAACTGTCAATCATCTGATTGAGCGCCATCAAAGCGTCTTGTGACGTGGCCGCAGAGGGCGTTTCACCTTCAGCAAGCACGCCAAGGAGCCGAAGCGCCCGATTGATTTGTTC